CGAATGCTTCGATTTTTTAACCCGTCTTTAGATCTTTTCTCCCAATTATCTAAAACTTGGATCATCTCCCTTTCAAGATTCTTTGATATTAGGACTTTTTTAAACTCTTGGGTCCTTGTACAAGTAATCCCATTTTGCACCTGTCTCAACAAATCAATTAGATTTACCGTCATTGTGAACTCTCCTCTATTTCTGTCAAAAAATAAATTATCGGAACCGGTTGACAGACCTAAGAAGAGATGAAGGCGGGATTACTCCCCCGGTTCCGACAAAAAAAGGCGCTCTAATGAGCACCCTTAATTAATGCTCTTCTTTGTAGCCTGTCAAAGCTGTACACATACTATCTGTACTCGTTCCTAATGTCAACAATATTTTTACAAAAAGAGTAAAACAATTATAAATAATATTGACAAGCAATAAAGATAGGAAATTTCCTTGTGTTTCCACAAAAAATATGCATAATTGAGTCACGGCGAATTGTGCCTGTAGAAAACAATATAATACGCACTCACGCACATGCTTCATTAATTTTTGTAAAAAATAAAAACCCACAAAGTTGAAAAAAAAGCTCACGAAAAGAGCTATTTTTTTTGCGCGTTTTTCCCACATTTACCATAAGTTTTTTTTTAGCCGCTTTAGATTCGGTGAAATAATCTTTAGCGAAAGTGCCAAATGTTAAAAAAAGACTATATATATAGATTATTGTGATCATCATCAGTGAGTCTAATCGTTCAGATAACGTGTATTATGTTAAGTAGGTTTAGATTATTTTTTTTCACGTGGGCCAAAGAAGTTTTTTTTTCAAAAAAAGACAGCAAATTTGGGAAAGAATATTTCTAAGAATTTATGTATAAAAATGGGCAGGGTCTGTTTTAAAAGCGCAAAAAATGTGTTTTTTTTTGGGCAGACCCCCCCCGACCCCTTTTTTTATCTTTATATAAATATAGATATTCATTGTGCAATTGTGGGGGGAAAATTAACCTTGTAAAGGAAGAGTTTACATATGAAGCAATTAAGTGAAAGACAAGAAAAATTTATCGATTTTTATTGCAGAACCGGAAACGCAATGCAATCAGCACTTTCAGCAGGATATACAACTAGCGTAGCTCAAAAAAAATCGAGTGAGCTTAAAAATAGATTCCAGAATATTATCGATCATCGCCTTAAAGAGTTGGTTCGAGAGCAAGTACCAGAAGCTATGATGACCATTACCTATCTTGCGAAAAACGCGCAATCAGAAACGGTTCGCTTACAGGCTGCTAAAGACATAGCCGACAGAGGCGGGCTAAAACCAACAGAAAAGATCGAACAGCAAGTCACCAATATTGAGAAAACAACGGATGAACTGCGTTCTGAGTTAGCGCGTCTTATGGGAACAGACGAAATTCAAACAGAAGTACCAACAAATCTAAATTAATGTTTATTATTAATGACTTATCCTAATGAGTAGCTTCTTAAGGCCCCTTTAGAGAAGAAATAATTGAATGCCATTCAAGAGCCAAAAACAGCGGCGGTATTTGTACGCCAATATGCCGAAAATGGCTAAGAAATGGTCAAATGAAGAAAAAAAGATTAGAGAAGCAAACGTTAAACGACGAGCCAAGAGAGGTAGTCGCTAGAAAAATAGAGTTAATCAAGCTGATTAAAGAGCGGGAGCGATTCAATCAACTTGACGAATACGATCCATATCCGTTTCAAGATCGGTTTATCGAGACAACTCAAACCGCACTACAGACGGTTTTATGTGCAGGTAACCGAGTAGGTAAGACACGGGTAGGTGCTTATATCGTGGCGTGTGGTTTAACGGGTAAATATCCCGATTGGTACTCAGGACGGCGGTTTAATCAACCGATTACGGCTTGGTGTGGTGGGGTTTCAACAGAAACCGTAAGAGACATCGTGCAAGCTGAGCTTTTAGGTACGCCAGGAGATCCTTCGGCTTTAGGTACTGGAATGATACCTAAAGACAGTCTTATAGAGACACAGCGTAAGCCAGGTGTGCCAAATGCCGTTGCAATGGCGTTAGTGAAGCATATTTCAGGTGGGACATCTTACGTCTACTTTAAAGCCTTTAACATGGGTAACGAGGTCTGGATGGGTCGCAGTTGTGACCTGATTTGGTTAGACGAAGAGCCGCCCAGAAGTATATATACGCAAGCGGTGACAAGAACCTTAGATCGAAAGGGTACGGTGTTTATGACCTATACCCCAGAGTCGGGTATGACCGAAACAACGGCTCAGTTTTTTAACGATCTAAAACCAGGCCAGGCAATTACTCACGGATCTTGGGACGATGCAAGCGAGAAAATTAACACCGTAGTGAAGGGTAATCCAGGGCATCTTACGCACGATGCAATGGCGCAAATTTTAAGTGCGTATCCACCGCATGAGCGAGAGATGCGTAAATACGGAAGACCAACCATTGGTTCGGGTTTGGTGTATCCAGTGCCGGAAGAAAAACTGATCTGTGATCCGTTTCCAATACCGAGTGAATACACGCGTATTGGCGGTATTGATTTTGGTTGGGACCATCCAACGGCTGTGGTTTGGATTGCTTTTGATACAGAAGAAGATGTGGTTTATGTCTACGACACTTATCGGCAATCCAAAGCAACGCCTAGTGTGCATGCTGGGGTTATTAATACACGACCAAAATTTATTTCAATTGCATGGCCGCATGACGGAAACCGTAAAGACAGTATGGGAAATCCTGGCCTTGCGGATCAATACAGATTGCATGGCGTAAATTTATTACCGATGCACTTCACCAACCCTCCCGCGTTAGGGGAAACGAAAGGCGGGAACTCGGTGGAGGTCGGCATTATGGACATTCTGCAACGTATGGAGTCAAACCGTTTTAAAGTTTTCTCAACGCAATCCGATTGGTTGGAAGAGCTCAGGATGTATCACAGGCGAGAAGGAAAAATACAAGCGATTCGGGACGATTTAATGGCTGCAACACGTTATGCAGTTATGTCATTGCGTTTTGCACAACCCGAAGGCGAATCAAATTGGGATAGGGAATTGAAATATCCTGATCTTGGTATCGTATAAACACGGAAAAATTAATGTCAAAAACCTATGACGAAGAATTAGTTTCAAAAATACAAGGCGAGATCGAACACGCGCTGGGTTATGAAGACGAAATTTCTCATCAACGGCGTGAAGCGTTACTGCGTTACACATCACAACCTTACGGCAATGAAGTAGAGGGTCGCTCTCAAGTAGTCGATACGTCAGTGATGGATACGATTGAGTGGATGAAACCATCGTTAATGAAGATCTTTACTTCAAGTAATGAAGTCGTTCGTTTTTTACCGGAAGGTCCAGAAGATGTAGAGGCAAGCTCTCAAGCTACCGATTACATTAATTATATTCTGACCCGCAAAAATAATTGGGCTGAAATCTTTTTAACATGGGCTACGGATGCGCTTTTAGAAAAGGTTGGTGTTATTAAGGTTTTCTACGATGAAACCGAAAAGAAAAATCGAGAGGAGTATCACGATCTCACGGACATCGAACTAGAAAACTTAATTGCACCGGATACCGTAGAGGTTTTAGAACACAGTGAAAAGATTGAAAAATTTGAAGAAGATGATGATTCTATAGAAAATGCATTAGAGCAAGAGTTATTTAATCCCCGTCTTCACGATGTAGTTATTTCTCGTCAGGTTCAAAAAGGTTCAGTCAAGATAGTAAACATCGCACCCGAAGAGTTTTTAATATCAAGAGATGCAACAACGGTAGATAACGCACGTTTTGTATCGCATCGAACGCGAATGACGATTGCAGAGTTACGCGAGATGGGCTATGAAGTCGATGAAGAAAAATTGGGTAACACTGATTTCGCGCATTACAACATGGAATCTGAATCCGATGCAAGACACCAGTTTGATCGTTCTCAAGGCTGGCCTTATATGTCAGAGGATACCTATGGCGCGTTAAAAGAAGTTTGGGTTTTTGAAAGCTACCTGCAATGTGAGACAACAGGTGGGTTAAGTGAGTTACGGCGCGTAATGATGGTAGGTAATCAGATCTTAGCTGATGATCCAGTTGATCGTGTACCGTTTTGTACGATATGCCCCATACCGATACCACACAAATTCTTCGGTATGAGCGTGGCTGATCAAGTACTTGATTTAGCCCTCGTTAAAACAACGATTCTACGAAACCTTCTGGATAACATTTATTTACAAAACTCAGGGCGTGTTGCCGTTCAAGAAGGGATGGTATCGCTTGATGATTTATTAACACAACGACCAGGTGGAATTGTTAGAACCAAAGCACCTAACGCAATACAGCCTTTACCTACACCACAGCTACAGCCTTACGTATTTGAAATGTTGGGTTACATAGACAACATTCGTGAAGAGCGTTCTGGTGTAAGCAAAATGTCGCAAGGGTTAGATGCTAATACCTTAACCAGTCATACAACCGCTTCCGCTGTAAGTCAGACATTAAGTAACGCACAACAACGGGTGGAATTAATTGCTCGTATCTTTGCAGATACAGGAGTCAAAAAATTAGCGTACATGATTTATGAGTTGGTCAGTAAGAATCAACAAAAAGAACAAGTCATTATGTTACGTAATAAGTTTGTACCCATAAGACCAGATATGTGGCGTGACAAGATGGATTGCACCGTTGAGGTGGGATTAGGTCACGGCAATAAAGATCAAAATCAAATGTATATAACGCAGTTAATGCAGTTTGCTAGTCAAGCTATGGCGGGTGGTTCATCAATTGTTACTGAACAAAATTTATATAACCTAAGTGCAGCTCTTATAAAGAATATGGGCTTTAAAGATGTGTCTCAGTTTATTACTGATCCAAGCACGATTCAACAACAACAACAAGGTCCAACCATCGAACAGCAAATGGCACAGATGGAAATGGAAATGAAAGCAAAAGAACTCGAACTGGAGCAAAAGGAACTTGAAATCAAGGCTTTTGATGTCCAAGTTAAAGCGCAAAAAGTTCAGAACGATGCAGCGGAGGCGGGCATCGATTCTCAACTCAAAGCGCAAGAATTACAACTCGAAGCAATTCAAAAACGACCTGTGGCAATTGGAGCAACCTAATGTACGGATATGGCAAGAAGAAGAAGAAACCTGGTGGTATGAAACCTAAGAAGAAATAATGGATGCTAATCAACGTAAGCAAGCATCTGAAAGAATACTCAGTGATCCCATTTTTAACGAGGCTTGGGATGCACTCGAAGAAGAAATCATGGTCAATTGGAGAAATTCAAATGACATTGATATTGAAACCAGAGAAAGGCTCTGGTTAAGCCTAAAGTATCTTAACCATCTCAAGAATCACTTTAGAAGTATTGTGACAACCGGAAAGATGGAACGAAGCCTTTAGGTTCTCATAAACCTAACCTCGTTTAGCTAAGCGAAAGGAAGTAAAAAATGGCCGACACGCCACAAGCACCGACCGCAGATATACCAAATACGATGGACGATGGCAGTCTAACATCTGCCACTAATGCTCTCTTGGGTCTAATGGAATCGCAAGATCAACCGCAAGAACAAGAAGCACAAGACCCCGAAGTTGAAGAGTCTACTCTGGAAGCAGAAGACGAATCTACAGAGGCGGTTTCAGAGGATAATTCTGAACAAGAAATTGAACAAGAAGAATCCGAAAGTGAAGAACTATCAGATAACGAAGAGGAACCTGATTTTGATGCCACCTACGCTTTAAAAGTAGATGGTAAAGAAGTCGAGGTTACCCTTGACGAACTTCTTAAAGGGTATTCACGTAACTCTTCATTTACACAGAAGAGTCAAGCTCTAGCAGAAGATCGAAAGCAGATGGAGGCATTGCATACGCAATATAACCAAGAAATTGCTCAGATCACAGCGGAGCGAGAGCAGTACGCTAGAAACCTTCAATCCGTGATTGAAAATTCTAATCTCGATAAATTTGCAAACATAGACTGGGAACGTCTTCGTGCTGAAGATCCCATAGAGTTTTTGCAAAAGAGAGAAGAAGTTCGTGAAGCTCAAGAAAAAATTGCTCGTACTCAACAAGAGCAACAATCTGTATTAGCTAAAAATCAAGAAGCTCAAAAACAACAATGGTCACAAGCTGTTAAATCGGAACACGCCAAACTGGTAGAACAAATGCCAGATTGGGGTAATGCCGACAAACAAAAAATATTAGCCAGCGAGTTGAGATCATATGCTAGTACTGTGGGTTTTCAGGAAGAAGAGATTAACTCTTTAGTTGATCATAGAAGTTTTATTGTTCTGAACAAGGCTCGGCTTTATGACGAAATGCAGAAAGCGAATCCAAAAGCTAAGAAGCTCGCCAATAAGCCAAAAGTCATTCGGAAAAGTAAATCTATCGATAATCAATCGCAAACGAAGTCTAAGCGTAAAGCCTCAATGAACCGTCTTAAACAAACGGGAAGAGCAGAAGATGCAGCCAGTTTGTTTGAGGATTACGTAGAACTTTAATCTAGGAGTTTTTGCTCATGGCAATTGCAACAAACACTCGGACTACTTACGGCGCTATTGGTGTTCGTGAGGATCTGTCTGAGATCATATATAACATTAGTCCAATGGATACGCCGTTTATATCCAATATTGGAAAAGGCACCGCTGACAACACACTATTTGAGTGGCAAACGGATGAGTTAGCAGCAGCCGCAGCTAACCAACAGCTCGAGGGCGATGATTCAATGAACGCTCTAGCTGTAGCAGAGCCACGCCGTTTAACAAACGTTTGTCAGATTTCTTATAAAGTCGTGCAGA